GCATTCACTGGCATCATGGGGCATGTTCTTTAAAGACGCTAAAATAGACTTCACTGATTACGATGGAGGGCTAACCGATGAAATGATAGAGTACTGTAAGCAAGATGTCAGACTACTTAAAAAGGTATACGAACATTTAACAAGTAAGTTTAAGAAGTGGAAGAAACCCAGTGTACCATTGGAGATTGAACACAAGGTAGCTATCATCATGCAAGAACAAAAAGAAACAGGGTTCTTGTTAGACATTCCTTATGCTAGCACGCTACTAGGTACGCTACAGTGCCGCATGGCGCAGATAGAAGGTACGTTACAAGCTATATTTCAACCGATAGTCACAGAAAGATGGTCAGAAAAGACAGGTAAACGCTTAAAAGATGATGTAGAAGTATTTAACGTTGGTTCAAGACAACAGATTGCAAAGCGGTTAACTACGTTAGGTGCTAAGTTTAAGACGGTAACTGAGAAAGGTAACCCAATCGTAGACGAGAGTACACTAGCCGAGATAGAGTTGGAGGAAGCTAAGCTATGCTCTGAGTATTTAATGTTACAGAAGCGTGAAGGAATGGTTACAAGTTGGTTAGATAAGGTAGGTGACGATGGGCGTGTACATGGTAGTGTAATAACAAACGGTGCGGTTACAGGTCGTATGACACATAGCAACCCTAACATGGGGCAGATAACAAGTAGCAACTCAGTATACGGTAAAGAGTCTCGTGAGTGTTGGGTAGTACCAAAGGGCTACAAACTGGTAGGTTGTGACTTATCAGGTATTGAGTTAAGATGCTTAGCACACTACATGCAGGACGAGGAGTGGACAACTGAGTTATTAGAGGGCGATATCCACACTAAGAATCAGTTAGCGGCTGGGTTACCTGAGCGTAGCATGGCAAAGACAATGATATATGCCACACTGTATGGTGCTGGCGTTGCTAAGATAGGTAACATCGTAGGTGAAGGTAAGAATAGGGGCAAGGAAATCTTAGACAGCTTCTATGCTAACACGCCATCTTTAGTAGCATTAAAGAAAAAGATAGAAAGGGTAGCAGAAACAGGTGTTATCCCTGCCTTAGATGGCAGAGCACTACAGATAAGGTCAACGCACAGCGCATTAAATACACTACTACAAGGAGCAGGTGCAGTAGTAGCGAAGCAATGGTTAATATGTATAGATGAAAACTTAGAGGAGGCAGAGTTAAAGCAGTACGCAAGACAGGTTGTAATGGTACACGATGAAGTACAGTTTGAAGTGAAGGAGGAGTATGCAGAAGAAGTAGCTAAAATCTTAGTGAAGTCAGCAATACAAGCAGGTGAGTTACTCAACTTTAGATTACCAGTAGATGCTGAATATGCAATAGGTAATAATTGGTACGAGACTCATTGATCTAAATGAAAAAGTATGGTATAATACTGTTAATTCTTAATTGAATTGATACTAAATAAACAAACATAAAGGTGAATACATCATGGCTAAACCAGTAAAAGTAAGTAACGTAGAAACATTCTGGGCTTCATTATCAGAGCGTAACTCAATGAGTAACAAGTACCAAGTAGACTTATCTAAGCTAAATGAACGACAAGTAGCAGGGTTAGAGGCTTTAGGTGTAGAAGTTAAGAACAAAGGGGACGATCGAGAATACTTTGTTACGTGTAAGTCTGAGTACCCTATCGACGTATACGACAGTGAAGGTAACAAACTCAGGGGCAACGAAGTAGGTAATGGCTCGGTTGCGGATGCAGTTATAAGCACTTATGAGTGGAGTTTTAAGAATAAGAAAGGTGTGTCACTAAATGTACTTAAACTAGTAGTGACTGATTTGAATCACTACGAATCAGAAGTAGATATGAATGACGTAGAAGAGTTATAACATGCAGGTAGGCTTACTAGACGGCGATATACTTGTATACCGTATTGGGTGGGCTTGCGAATCTGAGGACAATGCAAACTACGTAGTAGGGACATTACGTAGTTTCATCTCAGACATCTTAATCAAAATACCTACTGTAGAGGATTACGAAGTATTTATTTCAGGAAGTAGTAGAGATAACTTTAGACATAAGTATGCAGTAACCGCACCATACAAAGGTAACAGAAAAGATAGTCGCAAACCTAAGTGGTATGACTTCATACGAGAGACGTTAGAGAAGGAGTACGATGCTGATGTCTCACAGGGCGAGGAAGCAGACGACACAATCGCAATAAGAGCAACAGAGTTAGCAGGAAACGGTGTTATTATATCAGTAGATAAAGACTTTGACCAAGTACCGTGTCCACATTACAACCCTGTTAAGCAGGAACACTACGAAGTAACACAAGAAGAAGGTGACTTAAACTTCTACTGTCAGTTTTTAGAAGGCGATAAAGTAGATAATATCATTGGTGTTAAAGGCATAGGTAAGAAAGGTTCTAGGCAGTTGTTAGAAGGCTTAACACCACCACAGATGTTTGATGTTGTTGCTTACCATCTAGGTAGTATAGAACGAGCAGTGGAGAACGGTAGATTACTTTACCTCCGTAGACAACCTAACGAGATATGGGACAGACCAGATGAAATATAGGAGCGGATTAGAGAAGCGAATAGCAGCGGGACTCCCTAGTAGCTGGGAGTACGAACCATTCACAGTGCCTTACAGTGTGCACAGGAAATACAAACCAGACTTTGTACGTGGTAATTATTTAATAGAGGCTAAGGGATACTTTAGAGAATCAGATTGTCAAAAGTACAAGGCAATTAGAGATTGTTTAAAGGAGGAACAAGAATTAATCTTTGTGTTACATAATCCATACACTAAGGTCAGGAAAGGGAGTAAACTAAGTATGTCACAGTGGTGCGAGAAAGAGGGGTTTAGTTGGTACACTGTAGACACGTTACCACAATTAGTAGAGGACTACGACAGTGCCTTTAACACCTAATGAAAGAGACGACCGCTTGAGTCAACTAGATGAAATACACTTATTAGAGCTTCTTGGGATAACATCTGAGGATTTAATAAATAGATTTCAAGACTTCATAGAGGAAAAGATAGACTTATTTGAAGACGATTTAGAAGGATGGTAAACAATGCGCATATGTGTAATACCCGACTGCCAAGTAAAACCTGACGTACCTATTGAACATTTAAGGTGGCTAGCAGAATACATTGTAGATAAGAAGCCAGACGTTATCGTAAACATAGGAGACTTCTGGGACTTACCTAGCTTGTCTACATACGACAAAGGTAAGAAGTCCTTTGAAGGTAGACGATACTTAAAAGATATAGAGGCAGGTAACAAAGCAATGAAGTTACTAACAAAGCCAATCAAAGAGGAAAACAAACGCTTAAAGATACACAAGAAAAAGCAATGGAAACCAAGGATGATATTCTGTTTAGGTAACCATGAGCACCGTATCAGCAGAGCAGTAGAATCAGATGCAATGCTAGAAGGGTTATTAGAATACACTGACTTATACTTAGATGATTGGGAAGTCCATGATTTCTTAGACGTGGTGGTTGTTGAAGGTGTAGCGTTTAGTCACTACTTTACATCTGGTGTAATGGGACGACCTGTTTCAAGTGCTAAAGCATTAGTCACTAAGAAGATGATGTCCTGCATTATGGGTCACGTACAAGATAGAGACATTGCTTATGCTAGACGAGCAGACAATAAGAATATTACAGGATTGTTTGCTGGTATCTTTTATCAACACGATGAGAGTTATTTAAACAGTCAGACTAATAGCTCATGGCGTGGTATCTGGATGTTAAATGAAGTAGCCGATGGTTCGTTTGACGAAATGCCTATAAGTATGACGTACTTGGAGAATAAATATGGTTAATCAAGTGGAGTTTGGAGACGTAGTTGTCCCTAGAAAAAGTATCGATGACGCTTCACCAGCTGAGTGGGACAAAGTAGCTAGGGGTTTCTACAGTAGACCAGAAGACCCTAACGTAGATAAAGTAGTTGAGAGTTACTTAGACAGAGCAGAAGAAGGAATGAAGAAGTATCAAGTAACAACAGAGCGTACAGACATTGACCTATTAGGCTGGTTGAATCACTTACAAGAAGAATTAATGGACGCTACTATTTATTTAGAGCGTGTTAAGCGAGAGCTGGAGTGACAGATACCGTCAAAGCCTTACAGGACGAGGTAAGAAGATTAAGCACTGCCTTAGACCAATGTAAAATGGACTACAACTTACAGACACAAAACAAGAGAGAGTTGTTTGCTAAGTTCACGGCAAAGGTAAAGACGTTACAAGAAGAATTAAGAGGTAGCCAATGAAGATAACATTAGAGACAGATTTCGGGACATTTAGCGCTGAGGTAGTAGGTGAAGTTGCTAATATTCATGTCATGTTAGGGGGGTTAGTGGTGCCTGTACTCAGAGCGGCAAGTTATACTGAGGGTACGATAGAAAGTATATTCGATATGGACACGTTGACGGACGCATTAGTAGATTTTACAGATAGAGGAAATAACTAATGAGAATATTTGGCACAGTACTACCTTACATCGGTTTTGATACGTACTTAATAGAAGATAGCGTAGAAGGGGGTGTAATTGTAAAAGAGTTTACAGTAGGGTGGGTTGGGTATTATATAGGTTTTATCTATTCCGTGGAGGAAGTATGAATAAGTATAATGCTCAGATAGACAATACAGAGACAGGTTATTACCTAAGTAGAATAGCCGAGTGGCATTACGATAGAAATTTAATAGAAGGGTCAACAGACGATAGGCAATACGTTAAGTTAAAAGAAGAAGTGGACGAGTTGTTTTATTCTATCGCACTAAGTGAGAGCCCTATAGACGACATAGGAGACATCATCGTAGTGTTAGTTAACATAGCAGAGCGTAACAAGTTATCTATCCAGCAGTGTTTGGAACATGCTTACAATGAGATTAAAGACCGTAAAGGTAAGATGGTAGATGGTGTATTTGTGAAGGAGTTATAGGAATGCTACTAGATAAACAAGATGCTTATGTAATAGAGTACCCACAAGCAGTAGAGTTTGCAGAAGCACAAGAACACATAGCTTGGACTGCAACTGAGATAGCAATGGATAAAGATTTACATGACCTGCATAACTCAGTAACAGAAGCAGAGAAGCATGGGGTTGTAACAGTATTGAAGTTATTCACTAAGTATGAGACACACGTAGGTAATGAATACTGGTTAGACTTTGTAAGGAAAGTGTTTCAGAGACCAGAGATACAGCGTATGGCTACAGAGTTTGGGCGTACTGAGTTGAGTATCCATGCACCTTTCTATAACCGTATCAATGAAGTATTAAACTTAGATACAGAAGACTTCTACAATAGTTATGTTGAAGATGATACTTTAAACAATCGTATGAAGTGGTTAGAAAGACAGTTTAGTAAAGACAAACTCTTAGAATCATTAGCTATCGGTTCTATTACAGAGGGTGCTATTCTGTACAGTAACTTTGCATTTCTTAAACACTTCCAAGCAGAGGGTAAGAATAAACTAGTTAACCTAAGTGCTGGTATTAACTTCTCAGTACGTGATGAAAACTTACATAGCCTTGCAGGTGCATGGTTATACAGAACACTACTGAAAGAATCAAACCTAAAAGCAGAAGACAAGGAAGCATTAGAAGAGGCTATCCAAGTAAGTTGTGACCAAGTGTATGAACATGAAGGTCGTATTATTGATATGATATTTGAGAAGGGGGATATCAAAGGTATTACAGAACACCAGATGAAACAATTCATTAAGTCACGCTTAAACCTATGCCTCAAGCAGTTAGGTATGGAAGAGAGGTATGCAGCGATCCAACCAGCTTGGACAGCACGTGCAAAAGCATGTTAGCAAGGCGGGGACACATGTCCTCCATGAGGAACATATCCCGGATATCCTTGT